ATCTCCACGATTTGCAATACTTATTTTTTCTTTTGTTTCTTCAGTGTGTTTCTTTCCAAAAAAAGTTCCTTTATCACCACAATAAATATCTATTTTAGTTCCAGGTTTACCCGTTTCAATGATTAAATTTGCCCAATCACCACTTTTAACTATATCAAATTTGTTACTATAATCTATACACAACTTACTAAATTCTTCAATTCTATCTAAATCATATTTAACAAGTATTTCTGTATTTATATGTTTTCCATGAACTTTTAAATGGTTATTCCATCTTGTTCCGGATCCTAAGTATGAAATAGCATTAGAATCACTAGTAGTAACTCTCTTACAAAGATATCTCATCCCAGTTACAGAATGGGTTTTAACCAATAGATACAAATATTTCTTGTCAAGTCCTACACTCATTAATTATAAATATCTCTGGAATGAGATAATACAACTAAATTAGTGGATTAATAACCAAGTACCTACTACATCTGATCTGTTTGCGCTATCGTCGCCATCGCCTGGTTTAACTATAACATTCCACTTTGGTTTATCTCCAACAGGAATTTTCATCATTTCATCATACGTGATAACCGTATCAACCGGAAATCCATATTTTACTGCTAGTTTTTGTTTCAATGTTTGAAGATCCGATGGAGATTTAAACACCATTTTTTTGATCTTTTTACCTGGTTTATCCGAATCATCTACTTCAACTCTATCTACTAAATCAGCGAACATTTGTTTAGGTACTACGGTCGAATGTTTAGTTGTTTGAAAATTTACTTGTTTTTCTTGACTTACATCTGCACCCGCACTAAAATTCATCTTAAAATTAGACGGTTTACTACCTTGTGCTACACCTGCCATCTTTGTATAAGCATAAAAATCAACGTTAGGAAAATCGTTAGCAACACCGTATGCTAAATCCAAATAATCAGGAGAAAAGAAATCTCCAGCGTCGTGCCAACGAACTACTACTTTGGTACCTTTTTTACCAAACTTTGATTCGGCAGCGCTTAATTCGGACTCCAATTTGGCTTTATATCCTGATGGATCGTTTAACAAGAAATTCAATTGTCTGGTTTGAGATAATGAACTTGCTTTCCATTGAACATAACCACCTTTTTTAGCATAACAATAAACTTTACACGCACCCGCGCCAGGACATGTATCTACTACTACAAAGTCGCCTGTTTTTTCATTAACAGCCAATCCTTTTAATGCTGGTAAACCAATATTAAAGTAAATAGTGCTACCTCCGCCACTGTGTGTAATCTTTTCGTTTTGTTTTAAGATTTTTTCTGGTCGGGCTGTAATTGCTGCTTTTAATTTGTTTAGATCATATGTACGATCATTTTCATCTTTAATTTCAATGTTGCCTCTGTGTACATAAGGCATCTTATATTTGTCTAATTTCTCCTTTTCTCCAGCACCTGTTCTTTGGAGATATGCTTGTAATTCATCAGGAGGTAAAATTCTGGTTGTAGCACCCAACATATCTGCTTCATCTAATTCAGCAGACACAAACTGTGAAATTGGGATAATACTGTCGGCAGGCAGACCCATGCCTTCATACATTTTAACTTCGGTTAACAAATCGATTAATTTCATATGTGTTTTGATATTTTTACTTTTAAACTACATGTGCTTTTTATTACACAGCGATACGTTTCTTTAGGTATAAATATTGGTTCTTTAAGTAATTGTAGTAAATTATTATCAAATTGATAAATCTCAGTTTTATTATAAAAAGTGATATTTATATTATATGAGCATTAAAAATCAACTGTTTTATACTATTGTAATTTTGATATTAACAGGATGTATTTCTTCCGAGGTTAAATCAGCAAAACAAGTTACTGTGGCACAAGACGCCGTTGCAAAACAAGAAGCCAAAGTAGACAATACAATGGTAGAATTAGAAAAAGTAGAAAAAGGTAAACTGGTACAAACTTCTTCTTTATCAATTGGTATTCAACATTCGTTAAGTCAAGTAACTAATGCGCCTATACAAGTAGAAACAGCAAAGTCTTTAAATGAGCGAGTAATTTCTATCGTTGGTTCTCCACACATAGATGAAATTAAAAGAATTAAAGCAACTGTAGATCTGCTTAATTCTCAAGTAGCTGAAGAACGAAAAAAAGGCGATCAATTGTTATCACAACGTGACGAAATCATAAACAAATTGCAAAAAGAAAAGTCTGCTTTAAAAGAAAAGTATGACGATGAACTTTGGCAAATGACTGATAAAGCAAAAGAAATTGCAAAAGAAGCAGATCAAAGCAAGGCTACGCTTGATACAATGAGTGGTATGTTTGGATTAAATGCTGTATTTTGGGGTTTAAAGAAGTTTTTTATTAGCGCTTTAACCGCAATTATCATATTTGTTGTAGTATTCGTTATACTTAGAATATTAGCAACAGTACATCCAGCGGCTGGTGCAGTATTTAGTATATTCAATATGATCGGATCTGGACTATTAAGTTTGGTAAAAGTATTAACTCCACATGCATTTGAAATATCTAACTTTACTTCAAAAGACAAAGTTGATGAATATAAGTCCCCACTTACTAAGATAGTTGATGTAATTCAAGAACTCAAAGAAAAGCAAAAAGAATCACCAGACAAGATATATCCATTGAATGATGTGTTAAAAAGATTTGATAAAGAAATGGACAGTTCTGAAAAAGAATTAATCGATGATATCTTGAAAGAACAAAAGTGGACGAAGTGAGATAATCAAATATATTTTTTACATAATATAAACGTTGACATTCTTTATTATATGTGTATAATGAGAGAATGTCCGAATATTGTGATACCTCATTGCTTTATCTCAAAAGTATCAATAAGAATGTTGCAAAAACGCTTATTGAAAAAAACCATTATACACACAAATGGTCTCTTTGTACTGTAGCTTATGGAGTTTACTATAAAGAGTACATTGAAAGTACTTTCTGTGGTGGTTTTAACGAACGCCTAATAGGTGTATTAGTATATGGAAATGCCGTGGGTAGAAATGCAAGTACCAGCATATCTCCGCTACTTACTAATAACAATGTGTTAGAATTAACACGACTGTGGATTGCAGATGGTTATGGTAAAAATATAGAAAGTTATTGTATAGCTGAAAGTTTCAGATTGTTAAACACAGATTATCCACACATTAAATGTATTCTCAGTTACGCGGATAGTGAAGCTGGCCACGTTGGAACAATATATCAAGCAACTGGATTTCTATATCAAGGAGATAACTATGTGGATATTGCACTGATGCCTAACTATAGTGTTAGTTTAGTTGGCCCCACTGAATATGATTGGATACATAGTAGAAGTGTATATGCACGTTGGAAAACACACAATGTAGATAAACTAAAAGAACGTATTGGTAAAACATTTTGGCGTAAACGTGAAAGCGGTAAACATCGTTATATCAAGTTTATTAGCAACAAGATAGAAAATAAGAAACTGGTTAAATCTCTTAAACATAAAGTTCTACCTTACCCCAAAGATACTTCGTTCAAAGAAGACGTGCAAGAAATAGTTGTAACATCTACCAACGAATTTTTTGAATAATTAATATTTTCTTTTATGTAATTTAATTGTGGTTAATGATACTCCATACTTCTCACTTAATGCATTATTAGTAAAACTACCACTCTTTAAATCATCAATAAATTCATTCTTTCTAAGCGCAAAATTTCTCTTTTGTTCACTAATCTTACGTTTCATCTCATCACTCATAGCACCACGCTTTTTACCTTTTAATCCATTATCATAACTGTAATTAATATTACGATTAGCCAACTTGTCATTTCTCTCCTTATACTTAAGTGTACCACTCTCAATTCCATACTTGTCAACAAACCACGTCAAAGTATAACGTCCCACTGCACGATCACGTTGCATTTCTTTAGCCTCATCACTATGCTTTTTACCGTGCATAGGATTTTTAGCTCCTAGATTAATATCAGATAGTAACTGACGAGTTTCTTCTTTATCAGGATTATGTGTAAAATTATCGCCTCCACTTGCGGTTGGGGTAATATTATAACCTATATCACGCATATAGGGTTTAAACATATCTAAATAAAATTGTTCTCGTTTAAACAATTCACATTCTATTACATTTTCTAATATAATAAATTCAAAACTGTTTTCCCCGTAAAAATCCCAAGCGTGTTGTAATTTAGGATTCTTATGTTTATTCTTTTTTAAATCATTTTTATGTTCCCACCAACGACGATCAATATCTTTAGCAGAACCAATATAAAACTTGCCATTCTTAACATTTGTAATTTTGTATATACCACTTTTCATATAATATAAGTATATACAAGTTCTATGGTAATGTCAATTATTTTTTATTAGTGCAAGAAAAAACCCCAACTTTCGTTGGGGTTTTTGAGTTATTTTATTTCTACTAAGTATTATACGGTATCGAGATCGCCGATAATAACTTTTCCATAGAACTCTGGGCGCACTACCTTCTTAGCGTAGCGGGTCATTACACCTCTACGTGGAGTGAAGTTCACTGGATCATAGACCAATGGAGTTTGGATTAGTGGGATATAAGGAGCATATACTGCGCCTGTTTCTAGGAAGTTATTTCCACGGAAACCAACCAATACGATATTATCGGTCATATATGGGTTCTTGTAAACTTGGAAGCGACTTGCGAAGCTACCAACT